CGCCCTGCCCGATGAGCCGATGTTCATTCTGCTCGCCCGAGACCCCGACGCCGCCGAAGCCGTCCGCTGGTGGGTCACACTGCGCCAAGCCCGCATCGGTCGCGGCGAGAAGCCACTGGAGGATCACGCCCTGCTTGCCGAGGCGCTGTCCTGTGCCGCCAGTATGGTCTCATGGCGTGACGAGGCCAGCGATCCCCACGAATACGGACAGGTGCCTCGCTGGAAGCTGCCGCAGGCCGGAACGCCGATGGGCGGGCTGGAGGTCGATTGGCCCACGCTTCAGGTGCAGACCTATGTGTGGGAGTTCGGAAACCGTTTCCGTATGTGGGAAGCGAACGGCGACTATTGGTTTGCCGAATGGACCGAGGACGCCGACTCCGGCCAGTGGTCCGGCGCATATCCGCTCCAGCGCAACTTGCAGAAGGAAATGCTGATCGCCGCTTACAACGACCAGCGGGCCGCCGTGCAGCACAAGGTCGAGGCGGTCAAGTCGCTGCTGCCCCTCCCCCACTATAGCGACATCGCGACCATGTTGCGCGAGATCGGCTGCGCGGCTGTCGATTGCAAGGCGGGCGAGGTCGATCAAGCCTTGGTCGATGGGGCCGAGGAGAAGCTGCGCCGCTTCCTGTGGGAGAACGCCGAGGACTTCGCCAACGGGGTCGAGATCGTGACCGAGCATCCGCCGTGCCAGTCGCTCGCACCCCCCTCTGTAGCGACATCGGTTCCCAACTCGGTCGAGGTCCGGCACGTCGATCCGCCGAAGGCCGAGTCGGACCTGATCGACGTGACCGACACCCCGGAACTGCCGCCGCACCGCTTTACGATCTTCACGAAGAGCAAGCATTGGGGCTACGGTCGCGGGCTGGAGATAAACCCGAGCCACATCCCGGATATGCTTGATCGCATGATGGCGGACGGCTATGTCCTCCAGGCGGTGTTCGGCGGGGTCGAGCCGACCAAGGTGGGGATGTTGTTCAGGCGCATGGCCGTCGTCGAGTTCCGACAGTCGGGGGGACAGATCGCCGAGGTATTGCAGCGGGGAGATCAGCCATGACGATGTATGCGATGATCGACTATGGCTTCGGGATCGCCCAACTGTGGGGAGATTTCACTGCCGAGACTGTCGAGCGCGTTTTCTACGAACACGCCAATCAGTGCTTCGGCATCCGAAAGTCCATCTCTCGATGCGAGATCAAGAAGCTGGAGGAGGGTGAGTTCCCCGAGGTCTTCGGGGTCAAGCCCCGGAAGATCGCGACGGTCCTCAAGCACTCCGGCGACACGATCGTATGGAACGCCAAAGGCAAGAAGATCAAGTCGGAGTTCGACTGACGATGAAGACGCACCTTGACGTTTCCGACTACATGGGTCCGATCCTGACACGCTGCGGCAACACCCGATCATCGGTGAGTCGCGTCAAGGATCGGAGCCGGGTGGATTGCAGCCTGTGCCTCAAGGGCGCAGAGATCGACGACAGGGACGTGGCGCTAGGCCACCCGCTCAACTGGCTACAAAGGGTTAAGTGATGACCGAACAACGTGACTCCAAATCGCTTCCGGCTCGTGCGCCGGAAATCACCAAGGAAAAGATATACGCGACCGGCACCCGCGCCCAAGTGGCCGCCCGGTTCATCGTCGCATCGGAGTTCGGGGGCATCCCCGTCCAAATGTATCTGTCTGGCGACTGCGACCATGCGCCGATCGTGCGCGGCGTGGCATCCTTCACCGAGGAGGTCTATGCTCTGCTCGACCTGATCGACTGGAACAACGTCACCCCCGAGGCTCGCGAAGCTGCTGTGGCGCTGAAGGCCCGGATGGAACCGATGGGAGGACAATGACATGGTAGATTTCAACAACGCAGCGCGCCACCGTATTGCCTATCCGCTGGATTTCGAGTGGGCCGCGCACGGGATCGGGATGCTGCGAACCTATCTCGACGATGAGAAGACGACTCGCCTCAACCTGTGGCACTCGTCGCTCATCAACCCCGGCATTTCGACGCTGCATACCCACCCGTGGCAGTTCCGGTCCTACGTCTTGTGCGGTCGGCTGGAGAATACGTTGTGGGATCGAGTCGCCAGCGGCCAGCCGTTCCACGAGGGGCAGATTTCGTGCGGCCCCCATTTCAGCGGGATCGAAGGCGAGCCTGCTTTGATCGCTCTCCAGCCGCGAGCGCCGGTCGTGATGACCAAGGGCTTCGGCTATATGCAGTATGAGCATGAAATCCACTCAACGCAGGCCGAGGACGGCACCGCGACGGTTATGATCCGGGGTGCGCCCTGCGAAGGCCACCGTGCGTCCGTTTTCTGGCCCGCTGGAGAAGCGTGGGGCGATGCCAGCCGCCAAACCACCCGAGAGGACGTTCTGCGCGTCACGGACGCTGTGGCGAGGTTGCTGGACCTATGAGCGACAGCACCGACGCTCTGCTTGAACAGCGGGGTCAACACTATGGGGACTATCGGACCACCGCGACCGTCGCGCAAGCGATCAAGACGGCTCTCCAGTCCGGCCCGTCGTGGGAAACCCTGCACCCCGCCGAGCGCGAGTCGATGGAGAGGATCGCAACCAAGATGGCTCGGGCCGTTTGCGGTCGTCCTCTCCGGGACAACTACACCGACATGGCAGGCTATGCCCGACTAGCCGAGCGTCTGCTAACATGAGATCGCCGCCGACAACCCTGTTCGAGCGGATGTCGGCCATATCGCCGAAGCGACCGGCTGCTCGGGTGATCCTGCCGGACGATATGCGGGGCGACGTGGCGCACCACGGTTGGCTCGACCTACAGTTCGCTATCGCCGACGCCGGTATCGGTGCAGCGGCGAGGATGAGCCGCTGCACCGATACCTCCTCTGGTGGGTTTGGGACTGGAGCCTACCGCTGTGGCTCTACATCATGCTCAACCCGTCCAAGGCAACTCACCAGAAGACCGATCCCACCCTGGTCCGACAGGCCGTCCGCACCGCCAAGCACGGCGGCGGGGGCATCCTCGTCGGCAACGCCGGGGCGCTGCGCGAGACCGACCGCATGACCGCGATCCGCAGCGAGGACATCATTGGCCCGGACAATCAGTTTTGGCTCTCCCACGCGGTCGGGCAGGCGGACAAGATAATCGTCGGCCACGGGCCTGACGCGCTGCGGTTCGGCGGCCACCGGCTGATCCTGCGAGCGACGGCAGGCCACCAGTTGTTCGCCCTGAACATCACCAAGGGCGGTCATCCGGGCCACCCCCTCTACGTCGATTATGCGGCACCCCTGCTGCCTTTCACCTATGGAGACAATTATGGCACGAAATGACACCCGCTTCGACATCGACCCGCTCGACGCTATGGCCGCATGGGGCGAACGCCTGCTGCGCGACCAGGCTCATCTCATGGACCTGCTGATCGCTGGCACGATGGACGCGCTCGGCGTGACCGGCGAGGTCAAGCTGGACCCGGCCCGCCTGCACCAACTGGCCGCCTCGGGTCGGATCGTCCGCGTCCCCGGCGAGGAACCCGGCAAGTGGGCCGTCCGCCTGCTGCCCGAGACCGATCCCGACCAGGCGCATTTGTTTGACGGCGCGTCGGACTGACGCTATACCGACCCCGCCTTTCAGGCATCCTCTCCAAACTTTCGGGGGTCGGGAAACCGGCCCCCTTCTTTTTGCGTTGACAAGGTGATTGCTTGTTGCCACAAGAGGACATCGGAAACGATTTCCGATTCGTTCAGGAGACGATAAATGCCGATGACTACTGCCGATGTCGCCGAGAAGGTGGCAGCAACTTTGGAATGGGCCGCCAAGCAAGCGGACTTTCCTCTCTTCAAGGACATCGCCGGTCTCGACATCGGCGAGGTCAATCTGACGATCAACAACCCCGGCCCCGTTCAGCGGTTCCGCTTGGTCGTCGAAGACATCTCGTGTGACGAACACGAATGGGAAACCCTGCCGAACACGGGTGGCCTGATCGACCGCTGCACGGTCTGCGGTGAGGAGCGCGCATAATGCCCCGCGTAATCGCCCTGCCCCACGCCGGAAGCAAGCCCATCCATCGCTGCACCGCCTACCGCGACATCTCGGACGAACTGCCGTCCGACGCGATCGGCGAGGCTGTCGCCGAAGCTGTCGCCGAAGCGACTCACGCAGCTTGGAAGAGCGGGCATGACCCGGCTTCCGGCAATTTCACCGTCGTCGTTCGTTTCACGGACGGAACGGAAGACATGGACCTTTAGGAGAGGACCGATGGCCGTTGAGTGTTTTATCCCTCGCGATTTCACATACAAGAATCGCACCGTCATCCGCCAAGCGAATGAGATCATCGACGAATATCAGGAACAGGGCTTCAGCCTCACCCTGCGTCAGCTTTACTATCAGTTCGTGTCGCGGGACATCTTGCCGAACAACCAGCGGTCCTACGACCGGCTCGGCACGATCATCAACAACGCCCGACTCGCGGGCCTGATTGATTGGGATGCGATCGAAGATCGGACCCGCTACCTGCGGGACTACGATACCAAGGTCTCGCCGGAAGACGCGATTCGCGACACCGAGCGTTACTATATCGAAGACCTGTGGGCCAGTCAGGATGTCCACGTCGAGGTATGGATCGAGAAGGACGCCCTCGTCGGCGTGATCGAGCCTGTCTGTCGGCGCTGGCGTCTGCCCTACTATGCCTGTCGCGGCTACAGCAGCCAGTCCGAACAATACAAGGCGGGCAAGCGGCTCCAGGATGCGATCGACAACGGCAAGCAGGCGATCATCCTGCATCTCGGCGACCACGATCCCTCGGGCATCGACATGAGCCGGGACAATCTCGACCGACTCGATATGTTCGCAGAGCGCCCCGGCGAACTCGAACTGCGGCGGCTCGCCCTCAACTACGACCAGATCAAACGCTACAATCCGCCGCCGAACCCGGCCAAGGATAGCGACAGCCGCGCCAAGGACTACAAGGAGCGGTTCGGCAACTCGTCGTGGGAACTCGACGCGCTCGACCCCAAGGTGATCGACAAGATCATTGAGGATGAGATCAACTCCCTCGTCGATCGCGAGAAATGGGATCGGGATGCGGGGCTTGAGCGGGACAACCGCGCCAAGCTGCGCGAGATCGCCGACCGCTGGCCCGACGTGACCAAGTTCCTCGCCGACCGCGACCGCAACGAACGGATTGTCCGGCTCATCACCGAGCGCCTGGACGACGAGATCAGTGGGCCGGATGGTCCTACCCTCCACGGCTTCGCTGCCGACATTCGGGACATCATCAATGACGAGTGACGTTGATCTTCTGGTCGGCCATGCCAGCGCCGTTGACGAACTGATCGAAGACATCGAGTCGCGGATCGCGGACATGACGGCGGCACAGGCTAAGATCGTGACCTTCACCAACACGCCAATGAAGGCGATGGCGATGCAGGGACTCCAGCGGGCGATCGTGCGACTCGGGGAAGCCCGTATGTCACTCATCCCCTACAGCCGGACTCTGCGAACCTACGTCGGGCAGTTCGGTGGGTGATCTCTACCAACGGGTCTACACCCTGCCGGATCGAATCGCGAAGGCCCGAGCCAAGGTCGCCAAGATCAAGACGACTATGGAGTTCGTGGACCGGGCAGAGAGACACAGCTACAAAGGCTCCCTCGACCGCGCCGAGCGTCGGGTGAGGGCGCTGGAGACGGAAGCGCGCCAGTTTAATTTCTTTGATTTGCTGGAAACCGTTTCCGACTGTTGACAAGCCGCAATCTTGTCGTCAGGGTGATTCTCGTCACAGGAGAAAGGAGTGACAATGTTATGCCGAAGAAAGCTGGACTAGGCCACAACTCGGGAGACGACATCCTGGACGACAGCGACGAGGCTATTGCCTCTGCTGGAGCCAAGGCTGTATCGACCGACCCTCAACTCCGCCAACTGATCGAGCGAATCGAGCGGATGGAAGAAGATAAGAAGGGCATCGGCGACGACATCAAGGACGTGTATTCCGAGGGCAAGGCCACCGGCTACGACACGAAGATGATGCGAAAGATCATCGCGCTTCGGAAGATGGACCCCAACGATCGCCGCGAAATGGGGGCGATGCTGGAGACCTACAAGGCTGCTCTCGGCATGGATTAAGCGTCCCTGTCAACCGATCCAACATAGAGGAATATCACAATGGCGAAGACCAATACCCTTCCGACTGCCAGTTTCGAGCCGACCCTGACTCAGGGCAAGACCGTTCCCGCCATGACCAAGGCAGGCGCGGACAAGGGCGAACTGTGGCAGGTGCCGGTCGAGAACATCCGCGTTCTCGAAGGCTTCAACGTCCGCATCATGGACACCCCCCGCGCCAAGGAAGCGCACGAGGAACTGGTGAACTCGATCACCGTCAACGGTTTCTATCAGGACAAGCCGCTGGCCGGTTATGTCGCGATGGAAGGCGACGATGAGGTCATCTACATCCAGGACGGCCATCGTCGCTTCGCTGCGGCACAGGCGGCCATCGCGGCGGGCGCTCCGATCGAGAAGCTGCCGGTGGTCGTCAAGCCCGCTGCCACGTCGCTCGAAGACCTGACGGTCGCCATGATGCAGTCGAACAGCGGCGAGCCGCTGACGATGTATGAACAGGCTCTCCTCGTGAAGCGCCTGGTCAACTACAACATGGCGAAGGACGACATCGCCAAGCGCCTGTCGAAGACCCCGCGTCACATCGACAATCTGCTGGTCCTGGCGGGCGTTCCCGCGAAGGTCCGGGACATGATCGTCGCCGAGGACGTGTCGGCCACGCAGGCGCTCAAGGAGATGCGGAAGAACCCGGCCAAGGCGGTCCAGGTTCTCTCCGAGCGCGTCAAGGCGGCCAACGCCAAGGGCAAGACCAAGGCGGCCCCGAAGGACAGCGGCCCGAAGATGAAGGCGACGAAGCTGGAGTTCCCCTTCATCGGCGACGACGAGATGGGCGTGGTCCTCAAGGGCATGGCGTCGAACCTGCGCGAACTGGTCCCGCACGATCAGGGCAGCGACAAGATCGGCGCAGCGGTCGGCAAGGTCGTCGTGACCCTCTACCTCCCGGCACCCGAGCCGGAGCCGAAGGCCGAACCGGCACCGAAGCCTGCCAAGGCGGCGACCCCGAAGAAGGACGCCAAGCCCAAGGCTGCGGCGAAGCCCAAGGCGACCGCCAAGAAGGCCGAGACGCCCGCTCCGGCCCCTGAACCGGCACCGGAGGCCGCCGACGCCCCTGAAGGCGCTGGTGAGGCTCCTGCGGCGGCTCCCGAGGCCGATCTGTCGGACCTGTAATCCGCCAGCGGCGGTAGGTGGGGTTGCGGATTGGACTGCAACGCCTTGAGGCAACCCCACCGAAATCGTTTCAGAGAGGAGGATCGCATGAGTTGTGCCGCCATCCAGCAAAGCGACGAGATGTTCTGCGCGCCCTGCGGGCTTCGGTGGGATGTCAACGATCGCGAGCCTCCCGTCTGCCCTCGTGACGGCAAGCAGGCTCCCGCCAGTGGCCGGGATGAAAGCTATGTCGCTGCCGAGGACGACCGGCCTTTCGAGATCGGCGACCTGGTTGAGAAGGTCCGGGGCTACAGCTTCCGGGGTGAGATCAGGTCGGTGTTCACCAACAGAAACGGCGACGTGCGCTATGTCGTCGAACACAGCACCGAGCGCGGTATGCTGCACATCTATAGCGCGAAAGACCTAATCAGGAGATAATCAATGGCCGAAGAACGTATCAAGTTGGGCGACACCGCCAAGGACCGGATCACCGGGGTCCAAGGCCGCGTCATCGGGATCACGCATTGGGAGACAGGCTGCTCCCACATTGGCGTCAAGCGCCTCGGCGTGGACAAGGATGGCAAGCCGTGGGACATCCTGTGGTTCGATGAGCCGAACGTCGATGTCGTCGCCGAGCCGGACACCGCGACCGCGCCCCGCAGCGACTCCAAGAAACCGGGCGGCCCCTGCCCCAACGGTCGATAGGAGGGACGCTGATATGAAACAGTGGACCCCCGACTATCTGCCGAAGCTGATCCAGGAACATCTCGGCGTCCAGCCGGAGAAGATCACACCCGAGGCGCGCTTTGCCGAAGACCTCGGTGCCGACAGTCTCGACATGGTGGAACTCGTCATGGCGATCGAAGATGATCTCGGCATCGAAATCCCGGATCACGAGGCCGAGACGATCTCGACCGTGCAGACCGCGAGCGACCTGATCGCCGCCAAATGCGGGCTTGCCTCTACCTGACACGAAAACGGCGGGCCGGATTTCTCCGGCCCGCCGCCCTGTCCAGGAGAGGATCAATGCCGCCGCGCCCTGCCGTAGGCTCACCGACCTCGGCACCATGCTTCAAGATCGACCGAAATGCAAGCCCCCACCGATCGCGGAACGGGGGCTTGCCTCTATTCGGGGAGGTTAGCGAACCAGTCGCGCAGCCAGGTCACGTCGTCTCGACAGGATTGTCCGGCAGCGCGCAGGTCTTGCTTGTATCGCACATCCTCGGCTTCTGTGACACGGCGGCGGGTTTCGCCTTCCGCTGTCGTGTATTCCGGCCCTTCCCCTGCGGGGCGACCCGGCTCTTCGTCGCAGACGAGACGATCTGCCGGGGGCCGGACGACGGACAGGTTCTCACCGCTTCCGAGGCAGGCTGTCAAAGTAAGACTGGTCGATGTCGCCAACAGGACGCTTACCGCCATCCGGGTCATTTTCGATCGCATTTCGGGTTGCCTCCTCTATCCGCTGTTGCTCGGCCTCGAACTCCAGCCGCCGCGCCTCTGCCTCGTCGTTCGCCTGCCGGTCGGCCTTGACCGTATCCTCGGCGATCTCTTGGTTGCGCTCGGCGTCGTGCCGGTTGATGATCGAGCGGTCATAGGCACATTTGCCGAGACCGGCAAGAGAGACCACCAGGACGACGAGAGACACCACGGCGACCACTCGGGCCGCCTTCTCCGTCAGACGGCCTCCAGCGAGCCGGAGAACCCATCCTGCCACCATTCCGATCATGCCTTGCCTCCTTGCTTCTCGCGCCGCAGCATCTCTTCGATGAGATCGTCGAAGATCGCCTCGACCTCGGCCAGTCCGAAGGTGCCGCCGTTGATAGCGCGCCGGTCGTCCTCGACCCCCGGCGCGGCGGCCTTGGCGTCGAGATCGTGCGAGCGCCAGAACCACCCAGCCCCCATCATGCCGCCTTCCTTCGTCCGCAGGTAGTCAGGAACCTCGGCCAGTGTGATTCCTATTGCGTCGGCGAACGCCTCCTGGTTGCCGCGTCCGGTGATCTGCTTCGGCCCGAAGCCCTTGTGCCGCCAGCCGTCCCCCGGCTCGGTGTTGCCGAGGTTCTTGCGCCCCCACTCCCCGCCGTAGAGGATGTTCGCGAGGGCTTCCTGGTTGGCCGACTGCCCCGGCTTGCGACCGTAGCGGTTCGCGTCTGCCACGCTGATCCGGTGCCGACCGAACTTGGCGATCAGGGCGTCCGTCGAATAGTTCAGGCTCTCGGTGAGTCGGGTCAAGCCCGCGCTCTCGACGTTGATGTTCGCGAGGAAACTGGCGATCTCGCGCAGCGTGTCGATTCCGAAGCGGACGCAGGCTTGCCGGGTCGGCTCGACCCACGCCTGTATATCGGCAGGGTCACGATTGGCCGGGAACGCGATGTTCAGCAGCCGAGCGTCGATCATGGCCTGCCAGGGTGTCAGAGCGCCCGCTGGAGGCGCAGGCGGCACTACGGCGACCACAGGAGCCATAACACCACAGACGCGAGCCGTGGCCCGGTCTATGGTACTGTCGTAGTCTTGCACATCGCCGTTGGTCCTGAACGTCGCACCACGGCGCTTCGCTGCGTCGAACAGCATTTTTCGCTCGGTGGCGTTCAGGGTCTCGGTCATCGTGCATACTCCGGTAAATCGTCAGCAGGAGGGTCCACAGGGACGACAGGAGGCGGTGCCGGTGTAGGCGTCTCCTCGGTGTTCTCTGCCGACCGGATGCCCTGCCGCAAGACGCGGGCGGTCTGAATGATGCGGACAACCTGTTCGGCGCTCGGCGCGATCAGATAGTAGGTCGAGACGATCCCGGCCAAGGCGATCAGCCATTTCGTGATCTCGACGAGTCCGTCCACCGCTCCGAGGCCGTGCAGTGCCTCGACGTTGTGCCAGACAAGCGCCAACAGCGCCATGACGATGAACCAGGTTGTCAGCCGACGATAGAGGAAATTGCTCTCGGGGAGAGGGTCTTGCGGATCAGTTTGATTCGTCACTCCGTTTCCCCCTTCTCGTCGATTCGCCGCAGCAGGCCCGCCCATGCGGGAGGTATCACTGCGTCCTTTAGTTCCCGAAAATGATTCCTCATTTCGTCCGTCAGGTTGTGGATCAGATCGCGGGTCCGGGCGTGTTCGAGCGATTCGGGATTGGAAACAGGTTCCGAGTCCTTCTTCGCGTCAGCCTTGCCCTTCCGCCGCAACATCTCCACGATTATCAGCCCGACTGTCGTCACTACCGCCACGACGATCGTTGCCACATGTTCCCCTTGCATCATTCTTCTGGCTCTCCCCGAGCGCGGCCAGTGTGTAGAGACACAAGCCTTCGATCAATCCGAGTGAGGGAGCCATGATGCCCCCCGGCAAGAAGGCACCGTAATCGTTGCCGAGTAGTTTTTCAACGGCGAACCATGCGAAACCTGCTGTTAGGGGAGACCACACAAGTAAAAAGGTTGCGAGCGAGAATAGTTGTCGTACTTTTGCCGACCAGGGCCAGTATCCGTTGACGATCAGAAACGACAATCGTGCCACCGAAATGGACAGGATCAGCACCCCGAAAAACAGGCTCGGGAAGAAGAAGAAGGTCTTGAAGGCGAGGACCGTCTGGCCGAAATCTTCCGGCACCATAATCATCGCCACGCCGTAAAAGATCGTCGAGATCGCGAGGATGTATTCGATCGACCGCCTGAAGACATAGCCCGTGCGGGCCTCTGTGTTGACCGGCATAATCATTATGTCGCATCCTTTCTCGGAAACGATTTCTTACGAGACTGTTCCTGTAGCTGAACCTGATAAATCGAGCAAGTCTGAAGAAACCCCTCCGGCTTCGGCTAAGGCGGTCGAAGACCCTGACAGAGCAAAAACGCCGAAACTCTGTGGGGATACGTTCCGACGAACCGGCAGGTGGTAATGTTCGACAGAGAAAAAGCCGTCCCTTTCAGAGTATATATCAAATATAAAAAACTCTCCGAGAGCGTCCTGAAAAATCTTTTCGGTGGAATATACCCACGATGTGTTTGTTACGCCAGATTCTTCTCTGATAAGCGAAGAACCATCGTGATTCCATATTTTGATTCTATAAGAAGTCCCGTCTTCAGCGGCAACCCCGCCTTCAGTGTGACCAACAAGTTGATCCTGTTGAATAACACGATTTCGACTTTCCCATGTAAAAAGTAAATCGCTTCTAATAGAAGTGTCATATATCGAAACGCCGTCTACCTTGAGGTCGGCCACGGGATAGGGGCGAGGGAAGCGTCCGGACAGGACAACGCTGTCCTCGTCGGCGTCTTCCAACGCGAGAAGGTCGGTCGAGATGCGCGTCAGCGCCTTCGCAAACACGGTCTCGCCCTCGGTGTAGAGCCGGTAGTCGCTGGACAGGTCGTCGTCCGGGAACCACACCCGAGCGCCGTCGGCGTGGGGTCGGGGGATCGTGTCGCCGACGCCGCGCTTGACCGTCAGCAGGTTCGTCACATCGTCGAAATCGACGACCGCCAGCCGCTCCTCGTCGATCAGCAGCACTTGCCCGACAATCGACGACGGGAAGTTGCGGGGGTTCGCGATCGTAAAGGTCGTCTGAAGCGCGGTGATCGTGCTGGCGATCGTCGCCGAGGCCGAGAACGACGCAGACCGGCGAAAGGCATAGTCGGTCTCGCCGTCCGCCTTAGTCCACAGATCATACTGCACCGAGGTCGAGTTCGGCGCGACCGCGAGTTCTCCGACTCGGGCGTCGGTCGTCGTGATCTGCGCGAGATCGGCGGCACTCATGGATCGGAAGAAATCGTAGTAGGACATCTCGACCAAGCGGCTCGCCAGCGGCGGCACGGCCTCGGTCGGCGGCGAGGTCCAGCCGCTCGTCTCCGGCGTGGTCAAGGCCGTGGCAGGCATCCCGAAGACATCCTCCATCGCCGACACCGTGATAGAGCCGTCCTTGAAGGTGCCGTCGCTGATCTCCCCGGCGCGCAGGACGATCATCTCGATCCCACGCTTGAGATCACGCACTCTGAAGGGCATCCCCGGCGCGATGCGCCACGCCGATCGGTCGAGTCGCACCTTGAACTTTTTGAGGCCCGACGCTTCGGTCTTCAGTTCCCGGAGGGCGACACGACCGGCCAGTTCTTTCGTCGGCAAGCCCGGCAGGCTCATCGTGCGGCTCGACACCGCGCCTTGCGCCACGATGGCACCGACGTTCTGCGCCCGAGCCTCGCCGTCCTCGTTGGTGATCGGGTCATGGAACTTGACCACGATCTCGTTGTAGGTCACGTCCGACGCCCCGGTGTCGTCCGACAGGATGTCGAGCAAGCCCGTGTCCGGTGTGAACAGCGGCAGGTCATTCACCACATAGTCGCTGCGGATCAGCCGGAACGTCAGCAGGCCGGTCTCGCGGTCGGTGTAGAGAACACCGCCAACGTGGTCGAGGATCGTTTTGATGAAGACATCAATGTCCTCCTCTCGCATCCACGCGATGCACAAGCCGAACCCCTCGGCATAGAGTTGGTTGGCCGCGTAGATGAAGCTGTTTTCGTCGATCAGTTCGACCGGGGCACCGTTGCCCCACTCCGGGTTTGTGCTGGACTCGTAAATTATGTGCGCCGCATTCATGGCCTTGATGGCACCGTTGGCCATTGAGATCATCGCCTTGTCGGGATACCATGGGTCGTCGTTATGCCAGCCGGAGCGCCAGCGCCGGACCCGGATTTTCCACTCCTTCGGGTAGGGGTTCATCGCCGTGACCAGACCGTCGAACCACATGGTTATGACGCCCCGCATGGCTGGCACCAGACCGCCGATGAGTGCCGGGATGCTCGGCGATGTGCCGAGGCTCGTGGGGACCGCTCCCCCGAGTTCCTGATCCGATTCGCCCCATAGGACACGGCACGGGCCTTGCACCCCGCCTTCCTTCTCGTCACCGCCGAAGAGGTTCGGCTTGTTAATGAGAATCATGCTGTCGCCGTCGATCCGACGCACCGGACCCTGCCACGCCTTCTCGTCGCCGACCTCTATCTCGACGATTTCATCAACCGGGCCACGCCCGATCCCCATGAGAAGCGAGAAATAGTAGCGATAGCCAATAGTCTGATTGCCGCTCTTGCCGCCACCGCTACCCATTGGTGGCCTCCTCTCGCGCAGCCGCAGCAGCGCGCAAAGCGAACGGATCGCCGGTCGCCTCAAGCGCCGACGCGGGCAAGCCGTTCTTCACGAAATCCGACCAGGACAGGTCGCAGGACGCCGCCCAATCGCGGGAACCGCCCGTGCAGATTTTCGCTGCTCGGACGTGGCGGACATAGACCTGCGGATCATCGGCCATCACTTACCCCCGCTCGCTTTGACCTTCGTGGTGCGGTAGTTGCCATACCACAGGACGAACCAGCCCGAGGTCCAGCAGTCGCCGAAATAGACAGCCTGCGGCGTCCCCTCCTCGAACTGCGGGAAATCCCAATCCTCGAACGCAGCGGGCTTCTGCGGCTGCGGCTTCGGCATGAGGAGAGCGGATACGGCGTAGGTGGCAACCAGTGCGACCAAGGCCCAAGCGAATAGCGGCATGACGTTCTCCTAGAAGACGGTCGCCCCGGTAAAGGGTGAGTCCCCCGGCATGAAGCGAAAGCCCCCGTTGTTGGCAATGTTGCCGAATCCGTTTTGGCATACCTCGGCGGTTCGGTTACAGCCGGGATATAACCAGATTGTGTCGCCGGGGGCAAGCCCATCCGTCTTTCCGAAGATGCGGACCTCGGTATCGGAAATCATTTCCTCGATTCCCCGTCGCTCCAGCGTCCCGCCGCCACCCCTGTCCCACTCGACATAGCCCCCGGTAAAGGTGCCTTCGACCGGCGTGGTGGCGACTGTGATCTTGACAGTCGTGGACGTGACCTCAAGGATCGTCCGCTCATACTCGTGCAGCGCCGCCGCGACTCGACACTGGCTGTCATAGACGACGTGCGGGCAGTTGCGGCCCCACGTCAGCCGCAGACCGCCACGCTTGAACATCGACAGGAGGGAGATGCAACGGGCTTCGGCCTCGGCTTGGTTCTCCAGCCGCTTGACATTGGCGACCCGACCAATCCACCACACCGCCGCTTCGTCGTCGGGATCGTCGCGATGACGACGACGCACCGTGACCCAAATGGTCGAGGACGGCGGGGTTCCCTTGAAGAGATTGATGATCGGCAGGTTCGATTGCAGCGTGATCGTAAAGTCGTTCTGGTCGGACCCGCCCTGCGTCATGCCGTTGTCCATGATCGACACGGCCTGATAGACGTTTTCCGACCCCTCGGGATAGGTGATAGCACGATCCGCCGACGTGTAGCGCCAGTAGACGTTGCCCCACCGGAACTCGTAGAGGGCGATGGATTCGCCGTCGTGCGTGGATACCTCGAAATCGTCGAACGCCATTATGAAATCCTCAAGTCTCCTAGAGTTCGGGAAGACACCGAACCAGTTGCCGCTTCTCCGTTGCCCGCGTGGCAATCGCCAGCGTATCCTAGTGACTCTTCGGCGATCGACTTAGAACCGATCGCACCACAAATCCCGTTATCAATAGATTCGTCTGGAACCGGATAACTGCCGACCAATGGCGGCACTCGGTCGTTGCGGAACCGACGCAGGTTGATCTTGACCACGCTGGCCCCGTCAGCCGCGTTGATGTGTTCCCACTCGACTTGATCCTGGTCGAAACGGGCCACGTCGATGAAGGAGATGCGGGAGACCTGCGCGGGAGTCAAGCCGCCCGGAACACCGGAGTCGAGAATGATCTTCTCCTGTCCTGCCGGAGCGCCGTCTGTGCCGATGATCTTGCGGTAGAGCCGGGTGCCGTCCTTCTTGACGATCACGATATGCTCGCGCCCGGATGTCGGACCCCCGGTGAAGGTGAAGCCGATCTCGCGAATGAAGAGGTTTGCCGAGCCTGCACCCACCGTCTGCGCCAGGGTTATGTCCTCGGCGAACGTCGGTAGCCACACAACCCCGCGCCGCCCCTTCATGCGGTAGAGGAACTGCCGAAACGCCTTCTTTGCCGCACGGCCCTTCAGGTGCCAGATGTGCGTCTGAACCGGCATGGCGCGACCCTGATCGCTTTTGCGGTAGATGTAGCCGGTATCGTTGTCCGACGACTCGAACTGCCAAGGATACTCGACGTTCGGGTTGTCCTCGTGCGAGGGCTGCGTGATGACAGGGATGCCGAGGTAGGTGTCCCCGGTGTGAGTCCCCTCATCGTAGTCGCTCGACTTGACCAGGTTGAACATCGCCGAGATCGTGGCGACTCGCGAGGATGCGCGGCCCATCTCGGTCTGCTCGGACAGCTTGGCGCGGCGTAGAGGCACAATCCGCGTCCCCTTCGGCCAGTTGCTCGCCAGTTCCGAGACGATCGAGATGCCAGCCGGATCGGTGGAAATGATTTCCACCTTCTCGGTCTCGAACGGGGTATCGCCCATGAGAAGCGCGAACGTCCCGTCGTCGAACTCAAGGTCTGTCGGGTTGCACGGGATGAAGAGATCACCCTGGTCGGCTCCAGCCGTCAGGCGGATCATGTCGTGCCACAAGGGCAGGAGGCAGTCAGTGCCGGTCATGCGGTGCAGCCACAGGTCGAAGAAGGTCCGTTGGCTGTCGGCCACAAGGAAATCAACCTCGAACTGCCGACGCGGGGACAGGCGCAGAGCGCGGCGCTGCTCGTTGCCGACATTCGACACTAGCACGTCAGTCAGCCATTGCAGCCGCTCGTTGACGCCATTCTGCCAGTTGATCTTGAGCGGGAAGACCAACAGTTCAGCATCGGTCGGTTCATCCCACCCAATCATCAACCCAATACCTGCTTCAGCGTGGCGGCGTTGCGCCGGATGTGTGTGACTACCACTTTCTCGCCTGCGGTGCCAGCCATTGCTCCCGCCAGTTCGTCTTCGCTGAAGGCGAGAACCTGACGCACGGTCGGCGGTGGTGCCGACTGCCCTCCGCCGTTGAAGCGGTGGCGCGGGTCGTTCTTCTTGATGATCTCCTCGCCCTGCTGGAGGATGGCAGGAACCTCGTCAGGTGCCAGACCGGCGATCCCGCCCCCGTGATAGCGCGGCGCACCTGCGAAGATCGCAGCAGGGACACTCCGGCTATAAGCGGCGCTACCGGCGATCCCGCCTTCGTGGAAGATGCCGCCGAGGATCGAGAACAGACCGCCGAAGAGGCCGCCGAAGAGGCCGCCCCTGCCTCCACCGCCGCCCCCGCCGCCCCCGCCGTTCTGCATGGTAATAATCGCCGAGATGAAGCCACCCGTGGCCGCGTCAACCGCCTTCAGAATGAACGCCTGAATAATCAGCTTGGCGATCATGGCGATCGTGTCGAGAATGAAATTGGCGAAGGCAAGCCCGATTTGCTCGACCGCATCCCCGAACGACTGCGCCCCGGCAATCGCATTGCCGAGCGCCTGCGCGATTTTGTCGATTCCGGCCACGGCGTTCTGCGTGATGAGATTGTCGATCTGGTTCTTCATTTTCGTGAACTCGGGGTTCACGTATTGCATCTGCGCCCGAATACCCTCAAGACGGGCCATCCAAGTATCGTAGAACATCTGCATCGCAGGGTTGGCCGCTAGGAGCGCGTCAAGCAACTCCTTCATCACATTGACCTGTTGCTGGAGCAACGGGGCGCTCGCCTCGTATGCCGCCTGCACCCGGCGCTGGCCTTCCTCCTGCGAGATCACGCCGAGTTCGACCAGGTTGTTCGTCGCGGCCACGAGGTCGTTACGCTCGCGGATGATGTCGTTGATCGCCTTCTCTTGGTTAGCGACCTGTCCTTGGAGGAACTGCGTCTGCGCCTCGCCGTTGTCCACGCTCTCGGAAGCGTTGAACATCTTGTCGAGGAACCGCTCTGCCTCGGGCGAAGGGCGGGCGCTGGCGAGGCCCTGGCCGAAGCGCAGAGCCTCGCTCGCCATATGGCTGACACGACCGTCGATGTCGGCATTGACCGCCTGCGCCCGTTCAAGCGCGATCTGACGGTTTATGTCGCCGCGTTCCTGCGCCTCGGTGATCTCGCGAATCCGCTCGGTGCGTTCGCGTTCGAGGCGAGCAATACCCTCCTCGTAGTGCTTCATCGTCTCCTGATCCCGCATCAACTGCTGGTTCAGGCGGACCCGAGCCTCATACTCGGCAATGGGGACACCATCGACCTCGGTGCCACCGAGTCGCTTGAACTCGGCGATCTGCTCGAAGATGCGCTCATACTGCCGATCGACGGCGTTCAGGCGCTCCACAAGCGTCTGACCGATAGCGCGGTCTAGCCGCTGCTCCATCTGTGCGAGAGAGTTGTCAAGCTGATCTTCCATTTGCTCGACACGACGGGCCATCTGCTCGGCGCTGCGGCCTCCCCCACCGCCGCCGCCAGACCGACCGC